GGGCACGTCCTGCCGTGGATCGTTCTACCTAAAGACCGCTGATAGCACGACAAAGAATGTATATTTGCGCGGCGCATCAGCTACGTCAGTCACCGTTACTGGTTCATGGCAGCGGTTCGATTTTGACGCTGGCACACTCGCTGCTTCGCAGTTCGCAGTTGGATTGCGCGGCGCGCAGGGACTAACGAATAGCGACTCCGTTGATCTTTTGGTTTGGGGCGTGCAGTTAGAGGCTGCATCATTCCCCAGCTCTTACATTCCCACAACGACAGCAAGCGCAACAAGAGCCGCGGACGTTCTTACTGTTCCGGTAAGCGGGCTGGACTATCCGCTCACGCTTTACGCTGAGTTCGAGAGAGCGGTGGATACGGGGGGGACTGAGACGCTTCTTGAGGTCGATGACAATTCCGCAGCCAATTACGTTAGGCTGTTTGTCAACAGCTCAGACCAAGCCGCTTCGTCGGTGAATGCGGCTAGCGCTTCTCAAGGCGGCGTTGCGGTGACCGGCGCGCTTGCTCTAGCAACTGTCTATAAAGCGGCAGTCAGAGTTGGAGCGAACACGCTTCAAACCTGCCGAGGCGGCACGCTCGGAACGGAAGACACCTCTGTCACGCTGCCCGCCACGCCAACACACATCCACTTTGGCGCAAACGAAGCAGCGGCCAATCCATGCTTCTCCTACCTCCGCCGCGCCGCTATTTGGACCCGCGCTCTAACCGATAGCGAATTAACCGCAGTGACGAGCGGATGACCGGGTTAGCTGGTAAGGTCGCGCAGTTCTTTGTCGGTGAGTGCGCGCGAAAAGACGCGAGCCCGCGAGATGTGGGGCTGGTCGGAGACATCGAGATTCCGAGACTGCGCCAGAAGGGCAGTGCGGCGGGCCATTTCGAGCAGAACAACAATCCATTTCATGCCCCTAATATACCACGGTTCGCGCCATGACCAAGGGCCAACGCGCTCTAATAGGCATAGAAACGCCCGGCGTTTGATGTTATATTTGGCGCCCATGCAATCCCCCTCTATCTGGAGACGCCCGCGCGTTCTGGTGGTTGTGATCGCCATATCTCTCGGGCTGTGGGCGCTGATATTTTGGGCTGGCTCCGCCTTTGCTACAGAGACGTGTCAGCCTGTGATTATTGAGCGCTCTCAGTCTGTGGTGTTGTCGCTTTGCGAGATAGCGGGCGCCCCGCCTAGATCTCGCGCCTGCACCATTCCGGCGGGACAAAACACCCCGCCAACCATTCTCATGCCCACGGCAGAAACCGCCCTCACTGCCAGAGGTGAACCCATGAGCCCGTCAGAGCGGCGCTGGACCCTAGCCCACGAGTACCAGCACGCGTGTCATGGGCTGCCGGCAGAGCGAGGAGCAAGGGTGCATCGGGAGCCTAGAACATGAGCAATCCAAACGAAGACGCCTCCCCTACCCTAGACTTCCAGTACGGGAAGAACGCAACCAAGCCTGCAGACTTTAACCCTACAGACTGGACCGTCATCAAAACTCAAGGCGATCACGTAGCGGCTCAGCATGTAAGCGGCGTGACGGAAAGTCCCCAAGACTTGGCTCTCGCAGTAACCCCACGCTAACCCTTCCCCATGCTACTCTAAACCCTCAAGAATTTATTCGGTCGCCGGAAGCGTGATCTATATGAGTGCCGAGGGAAAGAAGAAGACGCGCGCCAAGAAGGCGAAGGCAGTCGAGAAGCGTTCAATTGGACGCCCTACCCTCTATCAGCCTGAGATGGGTGATCGCATTATTGCGATGGGCGCAGAGGGCTACACAGTAGTGGAGATGGCCGTAGAACTCGGCATCACCAAGTCCAGCCTCTATAAGTATGTGGAAGACCACGAAGAGTTTTCGGACGCTTTCACGCGTGCGCGAGAATTGGCCGAAGCCTTCCATGCTAAGAACTTCAGAACCCAGTGCGGATTGCCTCAGGCTGTGTTCAACGCCAACGGCTATGCCAAGTTCATGGGCATCTGCTTTAAGGACTGGCGCGACCCGACCAAGGTTGAGGTTAGCGGCGTAGAGGGTGGCCCTGTAGTGTTTGCATGGCAAGCGCCCAGCCCCGCTTAGTCACCATCCCGTATAGCCCACGCCCGCAGTTCGTTCCCTATCACAACCGAACGCAGCGATGGTCATGCATGGTGGTTCACCGCCGGGGCGGGAAAGCCTTAGACGTGGCTACCATGATCCCTATGGTGGATGGCTCATGGAAACGCATGGGCGATCTCGTTCAAGGCGATCTCGTTTTTGATGAGACTGGCGCCCCATGCCGGGTTGTAGCGGCGCACCCGGTGCAGATTGGTCGCCCCTGCTATTCGGTCAAGTTCTCGGATGGAGCGGAGGTCATCTGTGACGAAGATCATCTATGGCTGACACAGACCAAGCTTGATCGCGCGGCGCATACCGCGAAGCGCAAGGGGCCAAGGGGGGCTGTGAAGTACGTTTCGCGCGATCACTCCCCTCGCGACGGGACGGTTAAGACAACGGCAGAGATTTGTGCGACCCTTAACTATCAAGGGGAGCGCAATCACTCCATTCCGCTAGCCGGGGCGCTTCAATATCCCGCGCAGGAAACGCCCATTGACGCCTACGTGCTTGGCCTCTGGTTGGGGGACGGAACGTCCCGTAACGGCCATGTCACCACTATGGACGAAGAAATCGTGGTAGCGCTTCAGGCGTATGCCGGGAGACGAGGATATGATTTCCACGCGGTGCATAGCACTAACACAGGCAGGGCAACGACATACAGCTTAGCGGGCCAACGCATGGACAGCTTCACTCAAGAATTGAGGAAGCTTGGCTTGCTGCAAAACAAGCATATCCCAGACGCCTATAAGGCGAGCGCTGTTCGCCACCGGGTGGCCCTCCTCCAAGGTCTAATGGACACGGATGGATCGATAGGGGAGCGGTCCAAATGTGAGATAACGCAAAAGCGCTTTGATCTGGCAAATGACATCGTGACGTTATTGCGCGGCCTGGGCGTCAAGGCATCTTTGCGGGAGAAGATCGTGTCTGGCGTAAGCTATTGGCGCGTGATGTTCCGTCCCTGGTTCAATCCATTTCGACTGGGGAGAAAAGCTGAACGGTTTTCCGACTCCCACAAGACGCGTGCGCATTCGCAGAAGCGCTTTATCGTATCTGTTGATCCCGTGGAGACGCGGCCAGTTCGATGCATAACCGTTGATAGCCCAAGCAGGCTTTATCTGTGCAGCGAGCACTTGGTGCCAACGCACAATACGGTCGCCACCATCAACGACCTACTCAAGACGGCGCTCACCTGCACCAAGCCTAACCCGCGCGTGGCTTACGTCGCCCCGCAGTTCAACCAGGCCAAGGACGTGGCTTGGGGCTACGTGCATGAGTTTGCCGGCGTCATCCCTGGCGTCCAGTTCAACGAGGCGGAGCTGCGCTGCGACCTCCCCAACGGCGGACGGCTTAGGCTCTACGGCGCCGACAATTACGAACGGCTCCGGGGCATCTATCTCGATGACGTGGCGCTAGACGAATACGCCGACATGGATCCCCGCGCATGGTCGCAGGTTATCCGCCCTGCCCTGACAGACCGTGAAGGCCGGGCTACGTTCATCGGCACACCAAAGGGCGCGAACGGCTTCAAGGATATATGGGACGAAGCCGGATCAGACCCGGAATGGTTTCGCCTCATGCTTAAGGCGAGCGAGAGCGGCATTCTAGCGCCAGCCGAATTGATAAGCGCCCGCCGCCGCATGACGGAAGACGAATACGAGCAAGAGTTTGAGTGCTCGTTTAGCGCCGCCGTTCAGGGAGCATTCTATGCCAAGGATTTGACGCTTGCCGATCAGCAAAAGCGCATTGGCCGCGTCCCTCATGCGCCAGAGCTACCCGTCCACACGGCTTGGGACTTAGGTATAGACGATGCCACGGCTATCTGGTTCTACCAAGTGGCAGGGCAGGAAATCCGGGTTATCGGCTATTACGAGACATCAGGCCAAGGCTTGCCTGACATCGTGCGGGACATCACGGACTATGGCAAAGAGCGTCGGTTTCGCTGGGGCGATCACTACCTGCCCCATGACGTTGAAGTCCGAGAGTTAGGCACTGGCCGCAGCCGCAAAGAGACGCTTCAACAGCTTGGCCTTGACGTGTATGTTGTCCCGAACATCGGGCTTGTGGACGGCATCAACTCAACCCGCATGATTATCGCTCGATGCTGGTTCGATGCGGAAGAGTGCAAGGTTGGCCTAAACGCCCTCCGGCTCTATCGGCGCGCATTTGACGAGAAGCGCAAGGTGTTCATTCCGCGCCCGCTGCACGATTGGTGCTTTACGGCTGACACTAAGGTCTTGACGAAATACGGAACGCATCCGATCTCCATGCTACCGCAGCGAGGGGAGATACTTACGGCATGCGGATGGCGTCAATACGAGAACCCGAGAGTAACGAGGCGCAATGCCCCACTTGTGGAGGTGGCGTTTGCAGACGGCCTTACGGTGAAGTGTACGCCGGAGCATTTATTCTTGACGGACAGCGGTTGGAAATCCGCCGAACGCCTAGAGACGGGTTCCGTGATCCTATCGTCCTTGACGCTCTCACGCAGTATTTCGATGGTGGCCTGTACCGGCTTTGGCCTAGTGAAAACTATTGGTCGCGCGGTGGCAAGAAATTGCACCGCGCGGTTTGGGCAGATGCTTTCGGCCCTATCCCCAAGGGATGCCACATCAACCATGTGGACCGTTGCACCAGCAACAACAGCCTCAGCAACTTGGAATGCCTTCCCGCCAAGGAGCACCTACAAAAGACATGGGCTGACAATCGAGGGGGGCGAAAGCCTAGCGAGCACTTCACCGAAGGCGCGCGCCGCGCTGCCGCCGATTGGCACCGATCAGATGCGGGCCGTTTATGGCACAAGCGCCACGCCGAACGTCAGCAATCGTGGACGAAATGGAAGCGAGAGCCAAAGCCTTGCGCAATGTGTGGCGTCGAGTTTCAGGCGCTTGTTCGTAAGAGCGGAAACGCGCAAAAGTTCTGCACCTCGGTATGCAAGACCGCGCACTATAACAAGCGTCAAAGTCTTGAGCGAGCAAGCAGACGTTTGGTGCATGACGGTTCCGGGTGAAGAAGCGTTCTCACTATCCAATGGAGCAATCGTTCATAACTGCTCACACGCAGCAGACGCATTCCGCATGCTAGGGGTGGCGTACCGTGCGCCTCGGGGTTACTATGACGAAGACAACGAGAATGAATCCCGCCGCACGGCTAACAGAGTAACGGGGTACTGAGGATGAGTTTCGGTATAGCGCCAGAGAAGCGCGAAGGCTCGGCAATCGAGTACGACCCTGGCGCGAAGCGCACGCCACCATGGAAGGCGTGGCGCATGAACGTTGCTTGGGCTTGGCGCAACCGTGTCATGCGCAACCCATTCAGCCGCCGCTACCTTGACGGCCTGTCGCAGTTCTTCGGAGAACTAACGGGCTATCCGCGTCGCAGGCTAGCCAAGTGGATTGCTGGACCGGATACGGGGTGGTGAGATGATCGATCAAATCGAGCCACGTCCACCCCAGCCGTATAGCACACCACGAGATGATGGCCGAATGTCAGGGGCAGAAATCACCGAAGCACATCGGGAGACTGTGGCAAAGCAGGTGTCTTGCATGGTCGCAGACATCCTTCAAGAGCGCGACTTTGTTCAAGGCATCTGGGAGGACGCGGTTAAGGTCCGCTACATTGCATCGGACAATCCATTCAAAGAGCGGATGGCCTCTCTAACGCATAACATGGACCGCTTTGTCAGCGAGGCCACTTCCGCCGCGTCCTGTGAGTGGCGAGACCCGGAGCGCTTCTGCTACATGTTGCCCGTCACGGAAGAATTTGCGCGTGCCTTCCGCGACCGCATCATGACTGAGGCCAGAGATGTGCTGAAACTACGCGCCGAGCGTCGCAGTCACAGACCGCACGGCGCAAAGCCAAAGCGGAGCAAGTAATGGGCGGCCTCCTAATCAAGACCATACGCGGCGCGGCTGAGATAAACGGCACGAGCGCTGAGCTGAACGCTGGCGTTATGGTGTTTGGCTCTGTGATCTTGGCTGGGGTGATTGCTCTCTACGCTTGGTGGGCCATTGTTCGGCTGACGAAATGGGCGTGGTCTCACCCGCTGTAACCCCGCCTTAAGCGATTTTCAGGCTATGATTTATCATGGCCCAGACAGCGACGATCACGACAGCATC